GTAAAACAACCTCCGCAGCGGCCTACATCTTGTGGTACACATTGTTTCAAGAATCTAAGACTGTTGCTGTTCTTGCTAACAAAGCATCAACTGCTCGTGAGATTATGGCTCGATATCAATTGATGTTTGAACATCTACCAGCATGGATGCAACAAGGCATTAAAACATGGAACAAAGGTGACATTGAACTAGAGAATGGTTCAATTGTCTTTACTGCTGCCACAACCGCAGCAGGTATTCGTGGTAAGTCTGTAAACTTATTGTATATTGACGAAGCTGCAATTATTCCAAATACAGTTGCTGATGCGTTCTTTACTGCGGTATATCCAGTTATTTCTGCTGGTCAAACAACAAAGATTTTGATTACCTCAACACCACTCGGTTATAATCACTTTTGGAAATTTTGGAACGATGCAGTTAATGGCAACAATGACTTTGTGCCCATGTATATTCCTTATTGGGAAATACCCGGCAGAGATGAGAAGTGGGCTCTTGAACAGAAACGACAACTAGGTGATTTAAAATACAACCAGGAAGTTCTATGCAAGTTCCTAGGTTCGTCCCTCACATTAGTCAACTCAGACACTATCGAATTTATGTCCACTTGTCCAACAGTATATTCTAAAGATGGGTTAGATTTATATGAATACCCATTTAAAGGCGAAAGAGATGATGAGGAAAAGTTACTTGTTAAACCACACAGTTATGTTATTGTTGCCGATACTGCCAAAGGAGTTGGCGGCGACTATTCGGCTTTTGTTATTATAGATATTACTGAAATACCTTATAGGATGGTTGGTAAATTTAGAGATAACAAGATGGCACCAATGCTCTATCCAACCGTTATACATAAGGTAGCTAAAGATTTTAATAATGCTTATGTTTTAATTGAAACCAACTCAAGTGAACAAGTGGCTCACATTCTACATAATGAATTAGAATATGACAATATTGTTTATGTCAACCGAGATACAAAATCTGGCCAGGTGGTTTCAGGTGGTTTTGGTGGTGGCAAAACTCAATTTGGTGTAAATACCGATAAGAGAGTTAAACGCATTGGTTGCTTTACTTTTAAGTCTTTAGTTGAAGAAAAGAAATTACTAATTAATGATGCTGATACGATTTCAGAAATTTCAACATTCATTCAGGTAAGAGATAGTTATGAAGCAGACGAAGGTTACCATGATGATTTGGTAATGCCTTTGGTATTATTCAGTTGGTTGACAACGAATCCTTATTTCAAAGAAATGAGTGATATTAACATTCGTGAAGTGATGTACCAAACTAGAATTAAACAGATTGAGGAAGAAGTTGTTCCTTTTGGGTTTATGTTCAATGGTACAGAAGAAGAATATTCAGTTGAGGATGGAGATGTTTGGAAAGCAGACAGTCCAGAGAAACCTCAACTCTTACCAGGTTATTTAAGTTCAAATCTATAAAAAACTAAATAGTCTATAAAGAAAAAATTGACCCGTAAACTAAGGAGAAATCCATGGCATTTCAGCTATCACCTGGGATAAATGTATCAGAAATCGACCTGACAACAATTGTCCCTTCCGTTGCCACTTCAATTGGTGGCTTTGCTGGAATTTTCAATTGGGGTCCAGTTAGTGAAGTCGTTACCATTTCAGACGAGGTTCGCCTTGTCGACCGTTTTGGTAAACCAGACACAACAAATTATGAATACTGGTTCTCAGCTGCAAACTTCCTCGCATATTCCAATAATATTAAAGTAGTTCGTGCTGCAAACACAACTTCAACATTAAACGCTACCGCCAACGGTACGGGTGTGTTGATTAAAAATACAGACGACTATGTTGCAAGTCGTGAGACCGCAACAAATACAGCATACGGCCCTTTTGGTTCCCGTTACGCTGGCGCACTAGGTAATTCTTTGCGTATTTCTATTTGTCCAAGTTCACAGGCATATTCATCTAACTTGTCCGTTACAGATTCGATTACTGTAACTCGTTCAGGTACAAGTAATACTTCTGTTGATGTTACCGGTGGTTCACCAGTTGCTAACGTATATGTTGGCGATTTAATTTCATTTGACAATGGCACATCTTATGTTCGCACAACGAATGTTGGTGCAACATTTATCAATGTGGCATCTGCTGTAGCTATTACTGCTGGTTCACCAATCTTGCGTAAATGGCAATATGCTGCTGAGTTTGGTGTTGCTCCAGGCACATCAGATTATACCTCAGTTCGCACAGGCTCAGGTGATGAAATGCATATTATTGTTGTTGATGAAGATGGTAAATTTTCAGCTACAGCAAATACTGTTCTTGAAAAATATGCTTTCGTTTCTAAAGCATCTGATGCTATCAATAATAGTGGTTCGTCAACATATTACAAAACAGTTATCAATAGCCAGTCCCGTTATGTTTGGTGGTTAACTCATCAACCAGGTGGTACAAATTGGGGAAATACTGCTCAAGGTATTGCCTTTACAAATATCAACACACCATTTTCTGCTTCTATGGCAGCTGGTGCAGATGGTTCAATTGGCACAAATGATATTGTTACTGCTTATCAGTTGTTTGCTAATCCAGACTATATTGATGTTTCATTACTCGTGTCTGGTCCAGGCAATTCAACTGTTGCATCAAGTTTAATTTCTTTGGCTGAAGGTCGTAAAGATTGCTTAGCATTCATTTCGCCTACTAAAGCTTCAGTTGTAAATAATGCAGGCTACGAAGCAACAAGCGTTATTTCATTCCGTAATGGTTTGACAAGTTCTTCATATGCAGTTATTGACTCTGGTTACAAATATCAATTTGACCGTTATAACAATGTATACCGTTGGATACCATTGAATGGTGATATTGCTGGTACTTGTGCTCGCACAGACCTTCAGCGTGATCCATGGTATTCTCCAGGCGGTTTAAATCGTGGTGTTATCAAGAATGTAATCAAACTTTCTTGGAATCCATCACAGACAGACCGTGACAATATGTATGTTGTAGGTGTTAATCCTGTTGTTACATTCCCTGGCGAAGGCACAATCTTATTTGGCGACAAAACAATGTTAAGCAAACCATCTGCGTTTGACCGCATCAATGTTCGCCGTTTATTTGTTGTATTAGAGAAATCTATTGCTAAGGCAGCTCGTTCAACCTTGTTTGAATTCAATGACCAATTTACTCGTGCTTCATTTGTAAACTTGGTAGAACCATTCTTGCGTGATGTTCAAGGCCGCCGTGGTATTACTGACTTCCGTGTTGTTTGCGATACAACAAATAATACTGCCGAAGTAATCGACAGCAATCGTTTTGTTGGTGATATCTACATCAAACCAGCTCGTTCAATCAATTACATTCAGCTTAACTTTGTGGCAGTTCGCACAGGTGTAAGTTTTGAAGAAATTGTTGGCCGGTTCTAATAAATAGAGAGATAGGAGAAAAAAATGGCTTTTAATGTAAATCAATTCCGCTCTCAGATGGTTGGAGACGGTGCTCGCCCGAATTTATTCGAAGTGAGTATGCCGTTCCCTGGTTTCTCGAATCCAGGTAATGCACAGCAAAAAATGACATTCATGTGTAAGACTGCTCAATTGCCAGGTTCCACCGTTGGTGTGGTTCCTGTTCAGTATTTTGGTCGTGAATTGAAATTTGCTGGTAATCGTTCCTTCCAAGACTGGACTATTACAATTATTAATGATGAAGATTTCGTTGTTCGTAATGCTTTCGAGCGTTGGATGAACGGTATCAATAGTCATAGTTTAAATGTCCGCAATCCTTTAGCGTTGACACCAGGCAGCTACACAGTAGATGCTGAAGTTGCTCAATATGCAAAGAATGGCGACATTCTAAAACAATATAAATTTTTGGGTATATTCCCAACTGATGTATCTGCAATTGATGTTGATTGGGGTTCAAATGATACAATTGAAGAATTTACCGTAACTCTGTCCTACCAATGGTGGGAATCAGTTAATACTGGTGTTGTGTAAGAAGAAGGACTTCGGTCCTTCTTCAATTTTTAGGATGATATAAGATGGCTATAAAATTATTTGGGTTTACCCTAGGCTCAAAAGATATTGTTCAGGTTGAGAAACCTGAGCAAGCTTCTTTTGCACTTCCAACCGAGACCATGGATGATGGTGCGGTTACTATTACTCAAAATGCTCACTATGGTACATATGTTGACCTAGAGGGTTCTGTTCGTAATGAATTGGAGTTAATCACTCGTTATCGTGAAATGGCAAATCATCCAGAATGTGACATGGCTATTGATGAGATTGTCAATGAGGCAATTACACATGATAAAGATGGTAAAGTTATGGATATCAATTTAGATAACCTTAAACAACCAGAATCAATTAAGAAAAAAATTGTTGAAGAATTTCAAAACATTCAAAAGATGTTAAATTTTTCAAACTTATCAGACGATTTATTTAAACGTTGGTATATTGATGGTCGTATTTACTATCATGTAATCGTTAATGATAAAAACCCAAAAGATGGTATTCAAGAATTACGGTATATTGATCCACGCAAAATTCGTAAAGTGCGTGAAATTTCCAAAGACCGTGATGATAAAACTGGTGCTCAGATTGTTAAGACAATTGCTGAATACTATGTTTACAATGACCGTGGTACCACTACACAAACATTTACCGCAGCCACAAACCAAGGCTTGCGTATTGCACCAGAGTCCGTTATTAATGTAAACTCTGGTTTAATGGATGCTAAGAATACATTTGTTATTTCTTATCTTCATAAAGCTATTAAAGCACTCAATCAATTAAGAATGATTGAAGATGCTGTTGTAATCTATCGTTTATCGAGAGCACCAGAACGCCGTATATTCTACATTGACGTTGGTAATTTACCAAAAGGCAAAGCAGAACAATACATGAAGTCTATTATGACACAGTATCGTAACAAGTTAGTTTACGATGCTAATACTGGTGAAATTCGTGATGAGCGTAAACATCTTTCCATGTTGGAAGATTTTTGGTTACCTCGCCGTGAAGGTGGTAAAGGCACAGAAATTACTACACTTCCTGCTGGTCAAAATTTAGGCCAAATGGAAGATGTTCAATATTTTCAAAAGAAACTATTGCAATCGTTAAATGTTCCAATCTCTCGTCTTGACCCACAAGTTGGTGCAGGCATTATGGGTGTTGGTAAAACTACTGAAGTAACCCGTGATGAGGTTAAATTTAGTAAGTTTATTAATCGTTTGCGTAATAAATTTTCTCGTATTTTTGATGATGCTTTGCGTGTTCAACTTTCTCTTAAAGGTATTTGTACCGTTGAAGAATGGGAAGAATTTAAAGAATCAATCTATTATGATTATAAGAAAGATAATAACTTTGCTGAAATGCGTGAAGCAGAAGTATTGCGTGAGCGTGTATTAACAGCAAGTCAATTAGACCCGTTTATTGGTAAATATTATTCATCTAGGTGGATTAAGAAAAATGTTCTTCGTATGACAGAAGAAGAAATCATTGAAATGGAGAAAGAAATTGAAGAAGAAGGCGAACAGGCCACCCCAATCTTTGGCCAAGACACTTCAGCACAAGCAACCAATGCAGATGCCAACGCTCAAGCTCAAGACAATACGCAAGATGTCAGCGGGACGGAATCGCTAACTCCTCAGTTGGATGATGCGGTAAACAAATATGCATTTGATAAAACTAAATAAGATATAATGGAGAATAATATGTCAACAAACAATTTTATTGACCAATTAGCATCAGGTCAGGCATCAGAAGCCAAAGATAATTTAGCAGATATGTTGTCTGCTCGTGCTTTTGAAGCTTTAGATGCTCGTAAACAAGATTTAGCGGCAACACTTTTTGGTGGTGAAAATGCAGAAGCTGAGTCGGAAACAGAACAAACAGAAAATTAATGAAATCATTACAAGATTTTAAAGTTCAATTATCAGAAGAAGAAAAATCAGACTATTCAAAGTTTGATATTTTAGTTCGAGCTGGTCTTGCCAATAAGGCACAAATGCAACGCATCCATAAAATTTTGGATAAAATGCAAGATGACCGTCCTAACTTTAATACTGCTGATAAGATGATTATTCAAAATCTTTTTAATAAAATGGTGGATTTGGTAAGCAATAATAAACAAATTTTTACACAAACTCGCCGTGCAGTAAAAGAAGAACTAGAAGAAAGTTTACTTGATACATCCGATTATAAAATTGGACCATCAGGTAAAAAAGTTAGAGCACACCGAATTAAAGTAGGTGATACTCCAGCTAAAGGTTCTGAGCAAATGGAAATTGCTGCAAATTCAGACATGAAGGAAGAAGTGGTATATTTGGAAGAAGGTGTTGATCCTCCAATGGTTATCGTTCTTCGCCGTAAAGCAATTCGTTTGTTTCCTAATAATACAAGAATTGCTTTATATCACAGTCAGAAATTGAATAAAGATTTTTCTGTGCCATATAGATTTGATGGTGAAGAAGATGCAGTAATTCAAGCAGAAGAAACAGAAGCTGCTAAAACTTTAGATACACCAGGTACAAATTATAATAAGAAAAAATTTGCTGAT